CCGCCGCTCCGGTGAAGAACGAAGGCAGTGCGATGGCCTATGACAACGCGCAAGAAGCTTGGACCGCCCGTTACCAGCACGAAACGATTGCTATGGGCTTTTCAATCACCGAAGAGGCGATTGAAGATAATTTGTATGACAGCCTCTCTGGCCGTTATACAAAAGCTCTGGCACGTTCTATGGCTTACACCAAACAGGTGAAAGCAGCATCGGTATTGAACAACGGATGGGCAGCTACCGTGACTTATGGTGATGGTCAACCTCTGTTCTCTACGGCGCATCCTCTTGTGTCAGGCGGCACCAACAGCAATACGCCTTCCACCCAAGCTGACTTGAATGAGACGTCTCTTGAGAACGCCGTCATTCAAATCGCAGCATGGACGGATGAACGTGGTCTGTTGATTGCAGCACGTCCCCGCAAGTTGATTGTTCCTTCTAATCTCCAGTTCGTGGCTACACGTCTGTTGGAAACCGAACTCCGTGTCGGCACCAACAATAACGACATCAACGCCATTAAGAACAATGGAAGCATTCCTGAAGGCTTCACGATCAACCACTGGTTGACGGACACCAACGGCTGGTTCCTCACGACGGATGTTCCAAATGGTCTGAAGCACTTTGTTCGTGTGCCGATGGCTACTGGAATGGATGGTGATTTCGATACGGGAAATGTCAGATATAAAGCGAGAGAAAGGTACTCATTCGGGGTCTCAGATCCGCTCGGTATCTTTGGAAGCCAAGGCGCTTAAATGTCAAAGGCTTAATAAAAGGGGGAGCCAAAAGCTCCCCTTTTTTATTGACACCTAGCGTTTAAACTGATACAAAGAGGCACTAGGATTTTTACCTGTACTGACTGACCTAGCAGACTTAGTAGAGACGGTATGGGGATGCGCTACTACGCGGAGTTATTATGGCAATTACTACCTTTGACGGTCCTATCCGTTCACTGGGCGGCATTTATCAGCAAGGCCCGTCCACTATTGTAGAAATCACAGCAAGTACCACACTTACCCCGCTGGCTCATGGCGGCAGGATTATTTCTGTGGGTGGTGCGCTTGCAGCAAACGTGGTTCTTACGTTACCGACAATTAACACCTCGGCGAATGTTTCTTCGTCCGGCCCGGGCAATGATCCCAATACGGCAAACAACGAAGGTGTTGTTTACACCATCTGGGTTCCGACCACGATCTCCACATCATCATTGAAGATTGGCACAAACGGCACTGACAAATATGTCGGTACAATTCTTGGTGTAGATACAGATTCTTCCAATGCGCTTGTAGCTTATACGGCTGCTGCATCAAATGACTTCATCAACTTCAATGGCACAACAACCGGTGGCGTTGCTGGATCATGGGTGCAAATTGTTGCTATTGCAGCAAACAAGTACATGGTTAATGGTATTGCGCTTGGTACGAGCACAGTTGCTACGCCCTTTGCTGATTCCTAATAGGAGCGCATCATGGGGATGCAAACCGATGTTAAACAGGCGCACCTCAACGGATCGGGCTTCTTAGTAAAGAGTCCGGTCCGCGTTAAGGGCGTTTCGTTTTATGGCGCAGGATCTGCGGACGGTGTCTTAGTCCTTTTTGACACAGCCGTCACGCCTGTATCTGCAAGCGTTACTTATGCGCGATCAGGGACCACGGTTACGGTAACCAAAACGGCACATGGTCTTACGTCAGGAACGGTAATTGGTATACACTTTGCTACAGGTACAGGTGGCACGGCAACGGATGGAACGTATACGATCACACGAGTTGATGCCGATACGTTTACCCTGACCGACATTAACACTGGATCAATCACTGGTACGCCAGCAGCGGTATATGCTGTAGGGCGTTGGCTACTAACCTATGAGAGTGACAGTACAGATGTCTTTCAAAATGCTCCGCTTATTCCCGGCGAGGGTGTAAAGGCCCAAACGGGCGTCTATGCCTACACCAGTAACATTGCTGCGGCGCAGATCTATTATGGCTAAAACTCCTGCTTGGCAGCGCAAGGAAGGTAAGTCAGAAAAGGGCGGTCTTAACGCTAAAGGCCGTGCTTCATACAATGCGGCTAATCCCGGTAAGCCGGGATTAAAACCTCCACAACCCGAAGGAGGCGCTCGCCGTGATTCTTTTTGTGCTCGGATGAAAGGCATGAAAAAGAAACTGACTTCAGCCAAAACCGCTAATGATCCAAACAGTCGGATCAATAAATCTTTGAAGGCTTGGAGATGTTGACCGCAAAAAGAGACTGGGGGCGGGTGCCAAAATTACCAGATGCTGATGGTAAGTATCGGTGTAGCAAATGCCGAGAATGGAAGTCGTCGGACCAATTTAATAAAAACAAATTCCAAACATCTGGCTTAAACTACGCATGTAAACCTTGCATGAGAGCTGATGTACGGAAATACAATTTACCAGCTAAGTACGGGATTACACCGGCAAAATTTGCTGAAATGTTGTTAGCTCAAGGAGGCAAATGCGCTTGCTGCCAAAAAGTTTTCAATATTGAAGGAAGTTCTAAAGATAAACCTTGCGTAGATCACAACCATAAAAGTAAAGAAGTCCGAGATTTGCTATGTGGTCGGTGTAATCTAGCCGCTGGTAATGTTGATGACAGCTCCGAAAAAGCTTTGCAACTTGCAAAGTATTTGGAAAAATGGAAGTGCTGACATGGACCCGATGATTCTTTGGAACCTAGTCACGTCAGTCTTAGTAGGATTGGTGATGTTTATGCTGAAAAACTCACACGATGAACAGCAGCGCATCCAGATCCTGTTAAACAAGACAAGAGAGGAAATAGCCCGTGATCACATCACTCGCGCAGAAGTTCGTGCAGACCTTGAAAAAATTATGGAACGATTTGATTCAGGCTTTGAAAGGCTTGAAGCAAAGATTGACGCCCTCGCAAAGAAAGGATAGTGATGAAAAAGCGTAAAGTCCGCCGCTTCCAAGAGGGCGCGTATTTAGATTTTGAGCGTGAACCGCTAAGAGATTCAAGCGGAGAAATTGTCCGGTCGGGTATGGATACATACACCAATCGGTTTGATATCAATCGTGGCAGGCCGCTTAAAGAAACTGGGACGCCTGTCATGTCAGGAAGTGTGCCGCAGCAGCCCGAAGCCGCGCCAGTAGCTCAATCGTTCCCGGTTAGGAAAAGAGGCGCTCCTGAGGGTACTGATGTCATGCCAACGGCACGGCGCGTCAATTTAGCAAGTCCGGGAACAGCAGCAGAATCGGCAGAAGGTATAGCACTTCGCTCACGTTTGTTGACAGAAGGAAGTAGAGGCGCAGAAGAGCCGCGAGAGCGGATTATGCAGATGAAACCTTCAGGCGCAGAAGATTCTGGCACCGGGCAATTAGCTGGTATTAAAGCCAATATAAAGGCGCCAACAAAACAACCTGTTGTAACGCAAGAGCAAATGAGGAAAGCTGGGTTTGATAATCTCCGTGATTACTTGAATGCACAAAGAAGTATGACGCGCAAACAAGAACCAGTAGCACCTGTCAAGGCGGCTCCTCAGAAAGCCGAGCCTCCCAAGATGGACAGACAGGCAGAGCTTGATAGGCTTATGAAATACGACAAGCCACTTGAGACAGTGGCCCCTGAAATGGCGCTTTTGGGTGGTCCCTTGTTAAGAGGCGCCAAGGCACTAGGTTCAAGTCTGTTAACAAAAACGGCACCGAAGCAAGCGGCAAGGAGAGGTGAGAGAACACTTGCTCCGGAAAGGGGCGGCGGAAGAGATCCGGGTGCGCGGCGACCAACGCAAGATGAATTAGATGAAATTCGCATGGGATCTGACTTCATGAAAAAAGGCGGTCAGGTAAAAGCTAAGAAACAAAGCAGTACTGTATCAAGCGCGTCTAAACGCGCTGATGGTATTGCGATGCGTGGTAAAACCAGAGGTAAATATCTATGAAAGATAAAGTCGGTTTCGTTATGAAAGAGTTTAAGGAAGGCAAGTTAAAGTCTTCGTCTGGACAAAAAGTCACCAACCCCAAGCAAGCACTTGCAATTGGAATAGCAGAGGAAAAAGCGATGAAAAAAGAACCCATGAAGAAAATGAAAGTCGGCGGTTACATGGACGGCGGCAAGGTCATGCCTAACAAGATGGGCAAGGTCAAGACTGCTGCGCCAAGCCGTGATGGTGTTGCAGTAAAAGGCAAGACCAAAGGTACGATGATCAAGATGCGTAATGGTGGTTCTTGCTAGGTGATTTGTGGCGCTGCCAAGTTCATTACCGGGGGACTGGGGTTCTTATAGCGCCTCCGAAAAGATAGATTTTTTTAATGCTGTTGGAGTCACTGCGGATGATCTCCGCAGCGCTGGTGTCTCTGAATCCGACGTAAAATGGATTCAAGCCAATGGGCTTAATCCTGAGCCTCCACCTCCACCTCCACCTCCACCGCCACCTCCACCTCCACCTCCTCCCCCGCCTGAGCCGGTTTATGAACCGGTTTATTATTATGCTTCAGACGGATCGGCATTTGATTCTCCTTATCAAAGAGATTCTTATCAATCCCAGCTAAATGAAATAGCTAGACAAGAGTCAATTAGACAGGAACAGATTCGTCAAGAACAAGAAAGACAAAGGCTAGCTGCCGAAGAAGCCGCTAGACAAGAAGCGGCAAGAATTGCCTCAGAAAACGAATCAAGACAAAAGGCCGCAAGCGTTGGTGTTGAGTTACCGCCTAATTGGTTCCAGTTGGGCGCTCAGGACAAAGTTAATTGGCTTGTCGGAGCAAAGGTATCAGAAGAACAGCTTAAAGGTTACGGAACTCCACAGTCAGATATTGAGGCCATCAAACAGTATGGCTATTACGACGTTAGGGCAAAAGAAGAGGCAGACAGATTAGCTGCTGAAGAAGCCGCTAGAGTAGCCGCAGAGTCTGCGTTTAAAGCAAGATCAGAAGCCGGGATAGGTGCTCTTTACCAAGAAATACTAGGAAGAGCGCCAACAGCATCAGAACTAAGTCAATACGCATCACAGTTTGGTGATGTCATATCACCAGAAGAAAGAGCGTCATTTTCTACGTCATTTCAAAAAGAAATTGCCGACAGAGAGTTTGCCCAAAAAGCGGATGCATTCAGAGAAAGAGTCGCCTCTGATAACCCAGACGCAAAGACATTAGACAATCGCGTCATCATGGAGGCCATCAATAATAAATGGTCGCCGGAAGAAACGCTGGGTCTTCTTAACAAAGCGTTTGGGGTTAATAAAACCATGGATGACTATGAGTCAGCCATGAAGGGGTTCTTTCAGGATAAGGTTACCAATTTACTTTCTAATGGCGCAACGATTGAAGATCTGAAGGCGATTGCCGCCGAACAGGGTATTCGCCCAGATGTTGCTGACGTTATTATCAGTCAAACAGCAAATGAGCTTAAAGCTGAAGATATAAGAAACCAGACCAAAGGTTTCATTAATACAACCACGGCTGATGGAAAAACAACCACCACCTTAGATGTTGGCAAGCTTATCAATTGGGCAGATACGAACAATCTTTCGTATACCGACGTAGCCAACGCACTTAAAACAAACTTTCCTTCGCTGACCACGGACAATTTGGTTTATGAGAAGGATCGGTCCATCTTTGTTGGTCTAATAGATCCAACGACCAACCAGATTGATTTCCCGAAAGCCATCTCAACAGCCATTGATCGCGGGATTGAGCTAGATAATCTTGCGAAGTTTTACGGGAAGACCGAAGCCGAGTTTAAAGACTTGGTTCAAAGCAATCTTGGAACGATTGCCAATAGTTTACGAACACAAGGTATTAATCCTGAAGCAGGTTTAAACGATCTCTTAGGATTTAAAGAAGCTGACACGACAGCCGCGCTTAAGTCATTTGATCAGGATGTTTCTATCCGGTCATCGTTAACTGACAAACAAAAAGACGGCTTAACCTTAAATGAAATCTTGGATGAAGTAGATGCATCTGGGATGGGTATTAGTGATTTTGTCAGCAAATACTTTGGCAAAGATCAATCTGATTTAGTCACAAGCCTTACCAACGAAAGTAAATACACGCCTGAGCAGAGAGACTTACGCGACGCTTATGCCCAGTTCACAAGTCAGTTTAATAAAGACAATCCATTAACCTACGAAAAGATTGTTGAGTTTATTGGTCAAAATAAACTTACAGACCAACAAGCAGTAAGCGCATTAGGTATTTCAGCAAAAGATTTGGCAAATTACCGCAAAGACACCTTTATAACAAACAGTTTAAACGAGCTTCAAGCAAGCGATAACAAGCTTGATAACTCTGAAATAGTATCGTTTGCAAATCAGAACCAAATCCCACTTTCGGATATTGCAAAATATATTGCGCCATCGGACAAGCAAGATGCTGCATTAAAGGCTCTGGAAGAAACCCAGTTTGACATGAACTGGACGCCGGATGAGTCAGCAAAAATATTCCAGCCCGGGAATAGGTTGATCAATCCCTTAGAAGGTGTAACCGACTTTGGTACAAAGATGGTTCCTGCTGGGTTTGCGGGAGAAGAACAGCTATACGAAGAGGTTCCGCAAACGGCGGCAGAGTATATAGCGTCCAATCCAGTATTTGCAAATATCTTAGATCATCGTTCAACATTTGTAGAGTCATACAAGAATGTTGACGGGAAAATGGTCAAAGTTGCTAATGAGGATATTACGCCACAGGATATTGCGGAGGGTAATGCATATTTCATGATTGGCGGCGCAACCGGTGGTCCCGACCGGGAGCGTATGTCGCAGCTATATCAAGCGACAGGGAATCAGTTTAAACCTATCGGCGATCCAAAGATGTACCAAGGCGAGGCTGAAAGCATCAAAGACTATGCGATGCCTATCGCCATGATTGCTGCGTTTGCTGCGCCTTATTTGCTACCTGAAATTATAGGCACGACGGTAGGTGGTATAGAGTTGGCTGCACTTGGCGGGGAAATGGTTGCCGGGACAGGTCTTACCGGGACACTTATGTCCGCAGGCATTCCAGCATCAATAGCGCCATATGCAGCTTCAATAATTGTTAATGGCACATACCAAGGAGCAGTGTCTGAAGTTACTGGCGGGGATTTTGAAACAGGCTTTATAAAAGGTGGGGTGGCGCCTGTCATAGGGCAGATAGCTTCAAATGCTATCAATACAACGCTTTCTGATCTCAAGCTTCCGGCAGGCGTGGACAAGGCAGTAGGGAACGCTGTAACTCAGCTTATTGCTTCAGGGCAAATAGATCCAGCTCAAATGTTTATTGCTGGGGTGTCACCCACAGTAACGAAATTAGTACAGGAAAGCACAGGTTTAAACGCTGCACAAACAAACTTATTGCTTAACACCGTAGCTTCTCAAGGCAACAATTTAAAGGCTTTGCTTAACCCAGCAACAGCACTGACGTTTATTAATCAAAACAAGGGCATCTTTGAAAACATTAGTTTAGATGCGGCTTCTGGGGTAACGTCAGTCCCAAGAGGCGAGACTGTTGACTTAGGCGCATTTAATGAAAATCAAATTGCAGAACTGCAAGGAACGACCAACGGCCAACAAACAGCAAGCCTGAGTGATTTTGCATTCCAAGACGCAAATGGTGATGTTGCCATGGGCGTTACGTTAACGGGACAAGACGCACAAAATTATTTAAACAACAGGCTTCAGGTTACGACGGGATCGCTTATCCCCGGCGGGTCTATAACAATAGTTCCGGGGCAACCAAAAATAACAACTGACCCTGTCACGGGCGAAGCGTCGGTAACGTCAGAAGATTTGGTGTACGCGCCCGTATACGAATACTACCGGGGACCCAACAATACAACTTACGTCCGAGATCTAAGAGACGGGACAGTTCAACAGGTTGCTGGCACCGGCAAAGATATTCAACAAGTATTAGGCGGGGAGCTTGAGTTTGGCGCCAAGGGCATGGGGGCTGTTGTTAATGGGTTGCCGCCATCTGCGAAATTTATTAACACAGGCTACACCAGTGATATTGTTAGTGCTATGTCGCCCGGTTCTAATCCGGCGAAAGATTCTTTTTTACTTACTCAGGCGAAAGACCCCAACATTAGGGATCTTTCCTATCTAACAACGACCGATCTACCCGACGGTTCAAAACAAATAATTAATAACATCACGGGAGACCGGGCGGTCTTTAACCCTCAGGGCGAGTTGGCCCAAGAGTCATTAAGTAAATACACAAAAACCAACAACGCTGTTAACGCTTTGCTAGGGACAGTACAGGCGGGGATCGGTGGGCTTGGTGCATCTTACTCATCAGCGGCACAACAGGTAGCCCAAAAGCTTGGGCTGAACGAAACCAAAACGCAAGATCTTATTAAGTTCTTTCAGGACGTTGAGAGCCAAGGTCGCGTTATGCGTCCTGAGTATGTAAACACATCTGCTAGCAAGTTTGTGCAAGATGTCTATAACGACATGAACGCTGCGGCAAGTAGAAGTGAAACAGGTCAGCCGAGCGGCTCAGATCAATTTAATGCTATTTACAATGCGGTTAAAAACAACCCCATTGGAGCTATTGCGCTCTTTGGAGAAGAAGTTGTTCAGAATCCAGAGGTATTGCTATCTGGACCGGCTGCGCTTGTTGGGTCATTTATTTTAAATGTTTCAGAATCTGCTGGTGCTCAAGCACTTCAAAAATCTAATGAGCTTAAACAAGCTGATATAGCCGCTGGGAAACCTGTCAAGACTGACAGAGAGTATGCAAAGTTAGCTTCTCAGGATGCTGGGGTTGCTGCGCTTGTAACAGGCGCCATTTCTCTTATCCCGGGCATAGGCGGGGCAGCGGCCAAAACAGCAAAAGAAATGGGTTCTGAGTACTTAGAAGAATTCACCATTGCCAAGATGACAGGGAAGACTGATGCAGAAGCGGCAACAGTCGGCGTGGTAGGGTCATTCCTTGGTGGCAACGTCGCAGCTTCATCGGGTTTAGGGAATCAAATTCAGGCTTATACGGCGAATAAAATCGGTGTTCAACCCGTACCAGCAGTTGTAGAGGGGGCGGCAAAAGCTCCTTCTGCAACAGTCACGGTGGCTCCGAAGAGCGGCATAAGTATTGAACCGCCAAGCGGGATAAATATTGAGCCACCCGGGGGGATATTAAGTGGTCTTCCTGATACCTCTGGCGCGATTAGTCAAATCATTGATGGCACGCAGCCGCTTATATCCGAGGCCCCTCCGCTAAAAAGTATCCCGCTAGGGGATGGATCGTCTTCGCCCATCGTGGATTACAACCAAAGAAAGATCGTCCTAGTTGAAGTAGAAGGGTCTCAGGTGCCGTTTTACTTGAGTACAGGTTTGGCCGGGAAAGAGGGCGTCCCTTCAGGCCAGTGGTATCCATTTTTTGGGATAAGTCAGCAGTACGACGCAAACGGAAACCCTATAGCAAGCACATGGATTAATAAAGGAACAGAAGAAGAAATCGCTTCTTATTATGGAAGCGCAATGCTTCAAAAGATTGGTGAGCAATTAGATGCAACCATCGGGGATATCAGAAACCAAAACACGCTTAATGGGACGCCTATACCTAGCATCTCTGGGCAAAGCTTAGACTCAGCGCCCATATCGGAAATCAATAATGGACTTACCCCCGCAGGCGTGGTGAATACCCCAAGTGGGATGGCCCCAATACAGTCAGACGCCGGGAATTTGAACAAAAGCATAGGCACGGTTCTTCAAATTGTTGCCCCGGCTGACAAACAAATTGCAGTTGTTAATGGCGCGATTCAAAGAATTGAAAGCGGAGAGATCAAGACGCCTGAGCAATTAAATAATGTCTTGAAACAAATTGTTTCTAATGGCGACTTAGGCGTCGATAAGTTGCCAGTTGTTTTGCAAGAAATCAATCAGAAAACAAATATTTTACAAACCTCTCCCGGGATTGGATCAATTCCTGCGACTCCTGTTGTTCCGTCTCAAGTGGGCATTGTTTCGACGCTCCCGGCTACAGGTGACGTCACCCCCGATGTTGTCGTTCAGCCTAATGTCGTAACTCAACCTGAGATTGTGACTCAGCCAGACATTGTGACTCAACCTGATGTTGTTACCCAGCCCACACCAACACCTACACCAACACCTACACCAACTCCAACCCCAACTCCAACTCCAACGCCGACTCCTACACCTACGCCTACATCAACCTCAACACCGACGATTAATGTGTCGCCGCCCATCAACGTAGAACCTCCAGAAATACCCGGAGGCATAACAACTGAACAACCTCCCACGTCAATAATAAGGCCCGGGGAATTTGTCTTTAATCAAACAGAGCAAAACATTATTGACGGGATTATTGGTAGCCCAACAGAAACCACTTCAACCACTCCAACAACCACTCCAACAACCACTACGCCAACAACGACTACATCAACAACGACTAAGACGCCAACAGCCCCCAAAACACCAACCACTCCGACTATGCCATTCATACCTATATTTCCGACCTTTGCGGAAAATGGCACGACTTATGTGGACTATGGCTACCCAACCGTCCCACCGCCTGAAATGTATGGGATTTTCAATTTGCCTCCACCAGAATATACTCAGTCTTATGGTCCTATGGCTGACGTAGGAATCATGTCAGGAGCAACTAAATGATGCCATCCCGAGGAATGGGTGCAATTAACCCAAGCAAAATGCCCAAAGCGAGAAAGACGAAGCGCCGGGATAATACGGACTTCCTTCAATTCAAAGAAGGTGGCTCTGTTAACGAAGCTGGGAACTATACAAAGCCTGAGCTTCGTAAGCGTATTGTTGCTCAAGTTAAAGCCGCAGCTACACATGGCACAGGTGCTGGACAATGGTCCGCGAGGAAGGCACAGCTTGTAGCCAAGAAATATAAAGAAGCCGGTGGAGGTTACCGTGACTAACTTTATTCAAAAGCAAATTGACGCATCAGAAAGATTATTTCATATGATGGTTGAAGACAATAAACAGAGAATGCGTGACTTGCAAATGTGGGTAGAAATGAATGAAAGTTTTCAAAAGAAACTTGCAGAGCGTGATGCTGAGATTGCGCGTTTGCGGGGTAAGTTGGCGCTGTTTGAAGTTGGCGAGAAGCTATAAATGAAAGCTCCTCAACAATCCCTTAAAGCTTGGGGTGACCAGAAATGGAGGACTAAGAGTGGCAAAAAGTCATCTGATACTGGGGAACGCTATCTTCCAGAGGCGGCGATCAAATCTCTTTCAAGCGCAGAGTATGCAGCCACTACCAGAGCAAAACGAGCGGGAAAGTCAAAAGGGCATCAGTTTGTCGCCCAACCTAAAGCAATTGCCAAAAAGGTGGCCCCATTTCGGAAGGTAGGTAAATGAGTACTACAGGAACTACCACATTTAACCCTAACCTAAACGAGTTAGTGGAAGAGGCGTTTGAACGATGCGGGGCGGAGCTTAGGTCTGGTTACGACTTAAGAACGGCGCGGAGAAGTTTAAACCTCATGCTTACTGAGTGGGCTAATCGCGGGATCAACATGTGGACCTTAGAGCAAGGATCTATTATGTTGATGGCGAATCAAATCACTTACCCGCTTCCTATTAACACGGT